GCGTCAATCATGGCGCTGGCGTTGGTGCCAACACTGCGCGTATAATCGTCTAACACGTCGCCTAACTGCTGAAAAACAGCACCGCGCCGCGCCGTTTCGGATAGCTGTTGCCCTAACTCCCTCAATTCGTTGATAGCGATGCCACCAGCAAAGCCGCCTAGTAAGCCGCCAGCCAAACCGCTGGGGATGCCGCCACCGCCAACTGATGGTGGCCGAATGTTTGCCGCGGCGTTGCGCGCCTGCTCAAATGCCGTGCGCAACGCCTGCGCCTCGCTGACCGCCCGCTGAATGCCAGAGGTGTCGAGTTGTCCCAGATCGCCAGCCTTGACGGCGCGTTCCATTTCAGCGGCAAACAGCTTGGCTTGCCCCTGTGCCGCCTTTAGTCCAGAGGTATCGAGTTTGCCAACATTGATTTGGCGTAGTTCGGCCTCGAACACAGACCGCATGTTTTGCGCCTGACGCTTCGCGTCACTCGTCTGAACTGAAACGCGATATATTAGCTCTCTGCTAGGCATAGTTGATCTCAGTTGACAAAAAACTAATGGGGTGGCAAACTAAAATTAGCGTAATCAATAAAAACAAAAGGAAACCGTCATGGATTCATCCAGTGGCCTGATTATTGCAGGCGTCGTACTGCTTTTGGCCGGATTCGCCTTTGTCGTCCTGCGTGAAATAGTTCTTTGGTATTTCCGCGTTGGCGAGATCGTAAACTTGCTCAAGCGCCAGGTCGAATTGCTCGAAATCATCACCGCCGAACGCACCGCTTCCGAAACCAAAGATTCACCCGAACCATTGCCGCCTGCACCCCGCCCCAACCCCTTGACACGGAAATAGAAAAAGCGCCCACACAGGACGCTCTTGGCGTTCGGTGTGGGCGCTCTAGGCGCTTCAATATTTGATTGCCTCTATCATAGCACAGATTTGCTGTTTTGTACAGTGGCAAATTATCGCCCGCGCCCAAATCGTAAGGTGAGAGTTGATTTTATACGGAAAATCGCAGCGAATTGTCAAAACTCGCCTGTTTTGCCTATTGACAAATTTGCGAATCTGTCATACAATGGAACTAGGCAAGAAAACGATAGGAAATTAAAGGAGAGCGCAATGAGAGCGAAGTTGGTTCAAAACAAGCGGGAGAGTGATGGCAAATTCTCATTGCTCCTGGAATCACAGGAAGCTGTGCAGCGTGACCTTCGCCGTGAGGTGATTCGGCGGCAACGGGCGCAACAATTGCGGGAAGCTGAAGAAAACGCTGGTCTTATCGCCCAGGGCATTGATCCTTCGGAAGTTTTCGCATGACGTGGATTGCCTACCGAGGATTTCGGCCCACCAGCAAGTTTATCGGACTCGTTTGGATGGGCCGAACCCTGATCGGCGTAGAAGTATCAACCGATGCGTTTGGTTTTGTATTTTGGAATTGCTGGATGGGAGTCATGATGGAATGAATAAAACTGAATTTTTATCGTATTTGCGGAGCTTAGTTACGGATGCGGGAAGTCAAAAGGCTCTAGCGAAACGGCTAGAGATCAACGAAGCTTACCTATCTGATATTCTGGCGGAGCGCAGGGAGCCAGCGGAGAAAATTCTTTCCGCTCTTGGCATGGAAAAAGTTGTAACATATCACTTTGTGAGTAAAAAATAATTTGTCGCCCCTGCCGGCATCTTGACCATGCCAACAAGGGCTTATCACCAAGAAAGGTTAAGGCTTTCCCGATGACAACCACCATTGTAACACCCACTCTTGACATTGCCAAGCTCGTCTACGGCGCAATCTTAAACGATCTGCCTGATGAAACCCACGCGTTTGAAGCGGCGCTTGATGCCATTGACGATCATATTCCCGCCGATGTGTATGATCGCCTCCTGAATGTCTTTATGGCGACGCTGGACACCGCTCAGGAAAACGCCTTCCGCGCCGGTTGGGAGATGAGAGGCAAATTATAACCTACGAACAATACATGGCGTCCGCCGCCTGGAAACAAAAGCGTCAAGAGCGCATTGATTTCGACGGTGGCCGGTGCGCCATCTGTCATAGTTCGGAGAATTTATCTGTACATCACCTGCACTATGACAGTCTAGGCAATGAGGACCTACAGCGCGATTTGATTACTGCCTGTAGTCGCTGTCACCGGCATTTGGATACAATTGAGCGCTATAATCGGTATAAAAAGCGCAAACGTTCGGTAGCAGTTATCGACATTCAGATCGAAGAGAGAAGGGGTGTTTCTCATGGCATGGAAAACAGTAACCTACAAGTTAACGTCAGTGTGTCCGCTCCTGATGCACAACGGGCAAATGGCCGATCCGTTGAACAAGTTCGCCAAAGCCTTGAAACAAGTCACGTCGAAGCGCGTCAAGACCGACGCTGACTATGAAGAGATGGCGCGCATTGAATTTCTGGCCGGCTTATACATGTCCAAAGACGGCCCTGTTTTACCGGCGCAGATGATTGACGCCGCGATGATCAACGGCGCAAAGAAAAGCAAAGAAGGCGTTCAGGCAAAGTCAGGCCTTTTCTGCCCTGAACATGCCATCCTCGAATACGATGGCCCTCGAACTACTGATGAACTGTGGGAAGACGAACGCTTTCGTTACGCGGCGTTGGTCAAGGTAGGAACGGCGCGAGTGGTGCGCACACGGCCTATCTTTGAAGCGTGGTCGGCAGTTGTAAAAGTCAATATAGAGGAGTCGGTAGTCAACCCTTCCCGCGTCGATGACTGGATTATCATCACCGGATCAATGGTCGGCTTGGGCGACTGGCGGCCCCGATACGGTCGATACGAGGCAACTCGTTTGACATAATTTGTGGTATGGCCCGGCGCGACGCGATTGGATGCGGTTCGGTATTGCGTGGCTCGGCAGGGCGTGGCGAGGACACAGGAGAATGGCATACAGTTGGGTTCGAGTCCCAACCTCCTGTTTGCCCCAACGTGGGGATTATGGTGCGGTAGGTTCCGGCAAGGTCTGTTGCGGTGCGATTGGGTTTGGCCCGGCATGATCGGTATGGAGCGGCTCGATAGTGTGAGGTGTGGCACGAAGTTGGGGCGCAGTAATCACGCTGCCTTGTGGGTGCAATGCCCACGGCCCCGAATGGGCTTAGGGCTTGGTATGAATGCCGACAGCGGCGGAATGACTTATTGTTTCATCGTTGTCAGCATAATCCGCCAGGTCAATAACGTGTTTCTCGCCCCGGTGCTGCCACTCAATCAGGCCGCGCACCGGATCAAACCGAAATACCAATTTATTGTTAACAACCACCGGTACAAATTGCGCCTTTGGCGCCTTGTATGACACTTTTTTACATGAGTGGGTTACAGGCTCAATCACAGGTTCAACTCCTTTGCTCATGTTTGCCCCTTTGTGGGGATTTGGTACGGTTCGGCTGGATAAGGTCTGGCGGGGCATGGTCTGGTGTGACACGGTTCGTTCCGGTCGGATTCGGTGGGCATGGTCGGCTTGGGCGTGGCGATGAACCAGTATTTTCTCGCTGGTTCATCGCCATTCTCTGCGTTCGATTTGTTCGATCACAAAATCAATCATCCGTGTTAGCCGCGCTTCTTGTTCGTCGCCTAGATTTAGAACTGAGCGCTGCGGCACAAAGGCTCGCCCACCGCCAACATTTTTGAATCCACCCCCACGCGCTTCTTGCATATGGGGAATCATAACAATGCCGCCGCGCTCGTGGATACGGTTCGCCAACTGGCTGCCAACGTCAATTTGTAGTCCGGCACCGCCTGTGGTGATTGACTCGATGTGCTGGCCGCCACGCTGCACGAAGCTGGCGCGATATTTGCCGGTGCGCACCAAGATTGGGCGACGACTGGGCCAGCCTAGTTTTGTGCGAGTAGCAACAGTTACGGGGTGTAACTGCTTCCACGGGTCGCCGGACGCGCGCCCTTCGGTGCTAAAATTCCGCTGAAACTCTTGGCGGATACCATCAGCGATTTTCCGTGTTTCGCCAGCGCCGGGACGGGCGATTTTGTCGATCAGGCGTTCAAGCTCGTCAAATTTTGCGTTTGTGGTTAAGGTGAACATGTCTACCGTCGCCCCTTCGGTTTCACCGGTTTGGCCTTCTTTGCCTTGTCTCGCTCGTCACCGATTACCCGATTGACATATAGAAAATCGTGCCTGTGCGCGGGTGGCATAGACACGATTTCAGTGTACGAGAATCCTCGCTGCTCGCCGCCGAGAACATACCAGGGAACATAAACGGTTTCGATAAAGTCTGGATCGCATAAGCCGTCAAACTCTTCCTCTTTCGCCTTTGCCCGTAACTCTGCCGGCGTGGGCGGTCGCTTCGGCTTATCTTCCTTCGCCGCCGCTTCCGCCGCGACAATAGCCTTCGCTAGTTCTTTGACGGCTGCACGGTCAGCCGCAGCACTTTTTTTTCCTCGTCTCCGCTGGGGATAAACGAGAATAGGCGTGCAGGATTGCCAGCGTCGATTACAGCATCGGTCAACACGTCCATCATGCCGGCGGGAACTTCACGCGCAAAGCGTTCGGCATCATACCAGGCGTCGGGCAGTTTGGTTTCCGTCCAGGTGTCGCCATCCTTGACTTCCACCCGCTTGAGCGCCGCCATCACCATTGCGTGAGCAATCATCACTCCCTGCATGACAATGGCTTCATCATTCCTGATCCAGTCGTCGCCATAGGTGGCGCGCATGGACTCAAACACACGCCCGCGGCGACGGTTGAATAGGCCAATGTCGAAATTGCTGCAAGTGCCAAAGGTCAGCCGGTATTCCTGCTCCATCTCGCCATCGGAGACGAACAGACTTACCGGCTCAGTGCGTTGCCAGTTATTGAGATTCATAATTAGTAGGTCGCCACATTGTTGATAACTTTAATGGTGGATGGCGTCGCCACATCACCCAGGATGTACCCGTTGGCGCTCATGGTGATCAGATCGTCACCGCTGGCGCTCGGTGCGTCCCCCGGCTGCCACTGGACGGACGGCGCAATGAACTGGAACTCAAACGGGATCAACGGCGATGTGCCGCTGATGTTGTCAGCGCTACGCCATTCAACGTCGATATTGCCCCGTACCGGCCCCGTCGCCACGGTCGTCCCCGCGTCAGCGCCGTAATACAATGATTCGTAAATGGAATCACTGGCGTTGATTTCGCTGAATGACGCCTGAATGTCAATCGACTGGCGTTGCATATTGACACGGGCTTGTGACCAAAGCGCCTTGTCATCCTCGCGTAACGCGTTGGTGAATGTGAATTCGGCGGCGCGAATGACTTCGATTACGGTATAGCCGCCGATGTCAATATCAGTACGTGCGCCAATCCAGGGCACGATCTCGTCAGCTTGTTCGGTCACATACGTTGGTTGCGTGCCAGAAAATGCCGCCAATGTCAAAAAGCCAAACTCAGCGGTACACATGATTTCGTCAGTGCTAACGCTGATGGACAACGATGTACAGCGGCCATCAACAGCACGGACGTAATAGGCGCCGTCGCTGTCCTCGACTTCCCACATGGCCGTTACCCATTTGTGCGCCGTGTCCGTTCCCTGCGTCAACGTGTGCGTGTAGCCTAGCGTGGCGCTCCCCGCGGTCGCCACTTGGTAGCCAGTGGCCTGCAATACCGGCACGATCCCTTTTGG